GCTGATGGTAGTGGTTCTGCTAGTGTTTACTCAACAGATGATGACACACTTCTATCCAGTAGAATGGTTGAAGATGTTATCCAACGTCAGCAAGCGGGTGCAAAAGTAAGACTGTATATTGATCGTCAGATGAGTGGTGCTAACGTAGATCAAAACGCAAGTAGATCAATCTTGGCAGATATTATTCTTACTTCTGCAAGTTTCAATGTAAACCCAGATGACGGACAAGTTGTAGAGATAGCCTTCAGACCTAGTGCTGCTCCTACATTCGACCTATCTAAAACAGCTTAAATTAGCATAAGTTAACGAACCTCAGTTTATCTGGGGTTTTTTCATGTTTTGCATTAGAATATCAATATATTGATTTTATTTTATGGCAAGCAATCTATCAGCATTGGATCGTTTAAGAAAAGCTGCAAATCTTGAACCTGTAAAAAAAGAAGTTACATTATCTGATGGTTCTATTTTTGAGATGTATGTAACACCATTAACTATGGCAGAACGTGATAGAGCACAAAGGTTATCTAAAGATGATAATAATAATTTTGCTTTACAGTTGCTGATGACAAAAGCATTAGATGAAACTGGTAGAAGACTTTTTAATGCAGGAGAAATTGATGTATTGAAGAATGAAGTTAAAGATAGTGATTTGCAAAAATTAATGCTTGCAGTTATTACAGAAGAAGAGGAAGTAATCGACCCAAAAGACTAGCTGCTGAATTAAAAAAAGATAATTTAATGATGTTGCAATTTGGTGTTGCAAAAGAATTAGGAAAGACTTTAAGAGAAATTAGAGATATGACTTTAAATGAACTAATAGGTTGGAGTTCATATTTTCAAGTAATTAATGAAGAACAAGAAAAAGAATTTGAAAAAGCAAAACGAAGGAGATAAGCTAGAATAAAGTAACCTTTTATTGTTTAGTCGTGGCAACTAGAGCAGATATAGAGATTAATGTAAAAGGTTTAAAGAAAGTACAGGAATTATCAAAACTTTTAGATAAAGTTAGCGGAAAAGTAAATCAATTAAATCAAGGAGGTAAAAGTAATAAGTTAGACAAAGAATCCGTAAAACTTCAAGAAGATAAACGAGCTTCGATGATTCGTGTTCGTAATATTGGAGACAAGATAGCTATTGCAAAAGAAAGAGGACTTAAAGTAGATAAAGCTAGTCGAGCTTTAGATAAAGCAGCGTTATTAAATGATAAAGGTGAATTTACATTAGCAAAAGCAAAAGCAAAAGCAGCTAATGAATTATTAAAAACAGAAATAGCTCTTTCTAAAGAAGATGCCAAACAACTACGTTTTGCAAAACTTCTAGCTGCAATAAGAGGTTCAGGAGCAGGGGGTGGTTTTAGAGGAGGAGGAGCAGGAAGAGGTGGAGGAGGTTTTGGTGCTGCAATATCTAGTGCAGCAGTTAGTGGTGCTTTTCCTTTACTGTTTGGACAAGGGCCAGCAGCAGCAGCAGGAGGTTTTGGTGGTGGATTAATTGGATCTGCTTTAGGTGGCCCAATGGGAGGGTTTGCTGGAGGTTTAATTGGAACGACTGTTGTATCAACTTTTCAAGAACAAGTTTTAGGATTAGCTAATGCTTTAGATCCTTTAAACGCTGATATAGATGCAGCCATAGAAAAGGTAGGAGGTTTGAGTTCAGCTAGACAAGAAGAAATTAAAATAATTGAAGAATTTAGAGGAAAACAAGCTGCTTTAAAAGAAATAACAAAAGATCTTACAAAAGTTGTAGGAGAAGATGGTGTTGAAGCGTTTAGAGAACTTAGAGAATCAGCAAAATTATTTACTGATAATTTTTCTAAGTTTGCGTTAAAAACTAAAGCCTCTGCTGCTGAAATTATAAATAATCTTAAAGAATTTTTTGATCCTGGTGGATTAGATTTAGGAAAAGCACAAGCTGGTTTAGAGTCTATTGATGATCCGACTATTGATGAATTAAATACTAATTTAAAGAATTTAGAAAAAGCATTAAAAAATGTCAAGCTCAATTTTACTGATGATCTATTTGGGGGTGTTTTTGCTATAGGAAAATTAAAAAAACAAGACGAGATAAGAGACGACATAACTGAGGCTGAAAATCAAATTAAACTTAATGCTGCAAAAAAAGCTGGAGCAATTATTGAAAAACAAGCTGGTGCTGAACTTAGAAATCAACAACTTAGAACAAGAGAACAACTTAATCAGGAGCAACGTCTAAATGAAATAAGAACAGAAGGTCGATTTGTTATCTCTAAAGGATTAGCTGAAGAAATATTAGCTTTGGAAAAAGCGAACCAGACTAGATTGGACATATTTGAAAATCAAAGAAGTATAGCCCAAGCAACTATAGATGAATTAGCAGGAAGAAAAGATTTATCTATTGAAGATAAAGCGAGGCTTGAACGTGCAAACGCAACTGTTGACAGTATTGATGCACAAGTAGCAGCTAACGAAAGAAACTTTGAAGTTGCAAAAGATCTTACGCTTGAACAAAGAAAGCTACAAAATGCTGCAAATGAATCTGTTGATGCTTTTGAAAGAATGGCAACAACAATTCAAAATGATATAAAAAATGGAATTAAAGGTCTTATCAGAGGAACATCAACTCTCGGTGATTTATTAAATAATGTCGCAGATAGATTTTTAGATATGGGACTAAATGCTTTGTTATTTGGAAATGTAGGAGGAAAGACTGTAACAAGTGGTTTATTTGGTTTACTTGGTTTTGCAAATGGAGGAAACCCACCTGTCGGTAAACCTTCAATAGTAGGAGAAAAAGGCCCAGAATTATTCGTACCAAAAAGATCAGGCACTATTATTCCTAATGACAAACTAGGTGGAGGAGGCAGTACAAACATTAGTGTAAATGTAGATGCTTCTGGATCGTCTGTTCAAGGAAATAATGAAAGTGGGAAAGAACTTGGCAGACTTATTTCAGTAGCTATACAATCAGAATTATTAAAACAAAGAAGACCAGGAGGTTTATTAAGATAATGGCTACTTTCCCTAACTACAACCCTGTTTTTTCTGCAAATAAAAGTGATATTACTAATACCAGAACAGTTCAATTCGGTGACGGGTATCAACAAAGATTCACTTTTGGTATAAATCAAAAGGCAAAACAATGGAGTCTTACATTTAATGTTGACAATGAAGATGCAACTGAGATTGAGACATTTTTAGAAGCAAGAAAAGTTGATGGTGCTTCTTTTGATTGGTCTCCTCCAGATTCATCTACTACTTTCAAATGGATATGTCCTTCTTTTACTAAGGAAGTATTTAGTTTTGATAGAAATAGAATAAACGCAACATTTACACAAGTATTTGAACCCTAATGGCAAATCCTATATCTGAAACCCAAGCAATAAATCCTGGGTCGCTTATAGAATTATTTGAACTAACAACAGACGCAGCTTTACATGGATCTGCTACTACATATAGATTTCATGCTGGTACAAATGAAATAAATAATGGAAATATTATTTGGGATGGGAATACTTATATTGCAATCCCATTAGAAGCTGATGGTTTTAAATATGCAAATGGTCAGTTACCTCGACCTACATTGACGATTAGTAATGTCACTAATGTAATTACAGCAATCTTATTAAATGTAAATCAAGTAACCCCTGGAAATGATCTCACTGGTGCGATAGTAAAGAGGAGAACAACTTTAGCTAGATTTTTAGATGCTGCAAACTTTGATCCCGTAGCTACAACAACTACTACAACTCAAACTGTAGCTGATCCTTCTGATGCTGAAACTGTCACATATACTGTCACAGTAGTCCAAGATGAAAATGGTGATAACGTCTTTGCAATAAATGGAGTTCAAAAACCTGTCATCACAATGAAACGTGGTTCAACTTATATATTCAATCAATCTCATAGTTCTAATATAAGTCACCCATTAAGAATAAAATCTGATGCTGGTGGAATACAAACTACAATTAATGCTGGAACTTTAGGAACAGATGCAACTGTAACGTATCAGCCAGCATATCCAGGTGCTCCCAACGATCTTAGATATTATTGTCTAACTCATGGAAATAACATGGGTAATACAATCACAATGAACAACCCAAATACGATCCAGCAAACAACATCTACAACTACTACAAGCCAATCAAATCCTTATGGTACGCCAGATCCTACAGCAGAATATCCACAAGAAATTTACAAAATAGATAGAAAATCAACAGAAAATAGAGCAGCAGTACAATTTGAATTAGCTGCTTCATTTGATTTAGCAAATATTAGGATTCCTTTAAGAGTTTGTACTAAAGAGTTATTTCCTTCTATTGGCACGTTTTTACCATGAATGATTGGAAGGAAGCTGCTCTTAGTCATGCAAAAGTTGAAGATCCTAAAGAGTGTTGCGGTTTATTATTAAATATCAAAGGAAAAGAAAGATATTACCCTTGTCGTAATTTATCTATGACTACTTATCAATGTTTTATTATCGACCCAGAAGATTATGTAAGGGCGGATAATACGGGAGAGATAACAGCTATTGTTCATAGTCATCCCATTACACCTCCAACACCTAGTCAGGCAGATTTAGTTAGCTGTGAAAGATCAAACTTACCTTGGCATATCGTTAATCCGAAAACAGAACAATGGGGATATTGCGAGCCAAAAGGTTATAAAGCTCCGATTATCGGAAGAGAATGGGTGTGGGGTGTTACAGATTGTTGGTCATTAGTAAGAGATTGGTATAAAGAAGAAAAAAATATTGAGCTTAGAGATTGGAAGCGACCTACAACACCAGAAGAATTTATTAAAGATCCTATGTTTGAAAGATGTGCTGAAGCTACTGGATTTAGAGAATTAGAACCAAATGAGAAACTTGAGAATGGTGATTTATTATTTATGTCGATAATGGATGCTGGTTTAAATCATGTAGCTATTTTTGTAGACGGAGATGTTTTACATCATTTAACAGGTAGACTTAGTTGTAAAGAACCATACTCACCTTGGTTACTAAAATGTACAGGAAAGAGGTTGCGTTATGTTGCGTAAATTAAAATTGTATGGAGAATTGGCTAAGTTCATAGGCCATAAAGAATTTGAGATCAAAGTAAGCAATTTACCTCAAGCTATTAGTTTTTTAAGAAATAACTTTCCAGAAGTTGAATCTTATATGAACCCTAAATATTATCAGGTAAAAATTGGTGATTATGAAATCAATAAAGATGAATTAAATTTTCCTATAGGTAAACAGGATATTCATATAATTCCAGTAATTAGCGGTGCTGGTGGCGATTCATTTAATCAGATACTTTTAGGAGGATTATTAATAGGTGCATCATTCTTTTTTCCAGGTGCGGGATTATTTGGTACTCAAAGTTTTAGTGGAGTTTTGGCTGCTGGTTCCCAATCAGCGATACCTTTTGTAGGAGCTACTGGAGTATCTGGAGGACTTCTTGGAACAGCTATTGGTACAGGTTTAAGTTACATAGGTGCAAGTATGGTTATATCAGGTGTAAGTAATATGTTATATCCAACCCAAAATCCTGAATTTGAAGATAATCCACAAATATCGTTTAATTTTTCTGGAACGCAAAACACAGCAAGAGCTGGTACTCCAGTTCCTATTGTTTACGGAGAGATATTTACAGGTTCAGTTGTTATAAGTGGTGATGTAGATACAGAAGCGGTACAGGTATGATTGAAAATAATAAGTTTATTGCTGGATCTGGTGGAGGCGGTAAAGGTGGCGGTGGCGATCCACCAACTATTGCCGAAGATAATTTACATAGTAAACAATTTGCAACTTTACTTGATCTTATTTCCGAAGGGGAAATAGAAGGTTTTGCAAGTGCTTCAAAAGAAGGTCGAACCAAAGGTACTGTTGCTTATAAAAATGCTGCAAAAAAAGATATTTTTTTAGATGACACTCCTATTTTAGGTTCTACTGCTGATTCAACTAACCCACAAGATGTTGATTTTAATCATAAGAATGTAGATCTTGATATTCGTTTCGGAACAGATCCTCAAACAAAAATGTCAAAGGTTTCTGGAAGTGCTTCTGTTTTTAATGTTGGAGTAGAAGTATCTAACGGCAGTCCAATAACAAGACAGCTTACCAATAATAGCGATTTAGATGCTGTAAAGGTTACTGTTACTGTTCCCATTTTGCAGATTCTTGAAGATGATGGAGACATCGTTGGTAATGAAGTGAGTTTTGATATTCAGCTTCAATACAATGGCGGTGGTTTTACCACAGTTCATTCTGACACTATCAGAGGTAGAACAGCAGACGCTTATAACAGAGAATACAGAATTGATCTTACTGGTGCTCATCCTGTAGATGTTCGCCTTGTAAAAACAAGTGAAAATAGTACAGATCGAAATTTTCGAGATTTAATTTGGCAATCTTATTCAGAAATAGAAGATGATTCTAGTACATATCCAAATAGTGCATTTACAAGATTGCGTTTAGATTCAGAATTTTTTAATAGGATTCCTACTAGAAAATTTAGAGTAAGAGGAGTAAAAGTAAGAATCCCTGGTGCAGGAGCTAATTCATCTGGCACTCCGACTGTAGATTTACAAACTGGAAGAATAGAATATCCTACTGGTTATATTTTTAATGGTGTAATGGGTGCTGCTCAATGGACAACGTGCCCTGCGATGATACTTCTTGACTTACTTACTAACACTAGATATGGATTAGGTAATCATATTATTGATAGTAATTTAGATTTATTTTCTTTTGTAACCGCAAGTAAGTTCTCTAATGCTCTTGTATCAGATGGATTTGGTGGACAGGAAGCTAGATTTGCTTGCAATATAAATATTCAGACAAGTGTAGAAGCGTTTGATGTTATAAGAACTTTATCAGGAATAATGAGATGTATTCCAATCTGGTCTGAAGGAGCGTTACTTCTTACTCAAGACAGTCCAAAAGATCCAAGTTATTTGTTTACGTTAGCTAATGTTGGGCCAGAAGGTTTTAGTTATACAGGAAGCAGTTTAAAAACTAGAAGCACAGTTATAGCAGTCTCATATTTCAATATGGAGACTAGAGATTTAGATTATGAAGAAGTAGAAGCAGAAGCAGCTTATAAAAACAAGTATGGGCTTCATGTCAAAAGAGTAAAAGCATTAGGTTGCACAAGTAGAGGACAAGCTCGAAGATTTGCAAAGGCAATGTTATTTGCTGAACAAAGAGAAACTGAGGCTGTAAATTTTTCTGTATCAATGGAGTCAGGCATAGTTGTCAGACCTGGAGCGATTATCAGCATTGCCGATCCAGCAAGGTCAGGAGTAAGAAGAGGAGGGAGAATTGCTAGTGCCACAACAACCGAGATAACTGTAGATAATTCTGATGCAACTGATTTATCTGCTGAAAATAATCCTAAATTGAGTGTGATAATGCCAAATGGAACTGTTGAAACTAAAAATGTAACGGGGATAGCAGGGAAAGTAATTAGTATTGATTCTTCTAGTCCATTTAGTACCACTCCAAATGCTAATAGTGTTTGGTTGCTTGAAAATGATACTGTTTCTGCTCAATCATTTAGAGTCATGTCTGTTGAAGAAAATGATGGTGTTAGATATGGAGTTTCTGCTTTAGCTTATGTAGATGAAAAATACGCATTTATTGAAGATGGAGAGGCGATAACACCACAACAAATATCAATTTTAAATCTTCTTAAACCTCCTCCTACTGGATTATCAGCAGATGAAGTGATTGTTCTAATTAATAATCAGCCTGTATCTAAATTAATTGTTAGATGGCAGCCCGTAGCTGGTGTTACTAACTATATGGTGAACTATAGATTTGATGATAATAATATTGTTTCAACTACAACAAGCAGTCCTGATTTTGAAATATTCAATACAAAAGTAGGATCTTATGAAGTATCTGTTCGTAGTTTAAATGCTGCATTAGAACCTAGTGCTACGGCTGCAACTGACACTTTCAACACTATCGGTAAAACTGCTGTTCCTGCCGATGTTACTGGATTGACAGGAGAACCAATAAATAAAACAACTGTAAGATTACGCTGGAATTTAGCAACAGATTTAGATGTAACTCATGGTGGTCGTGTTTATGTACGACATTCTACAAAAACTGATGGGACAGGAACATTTTCAAATGCTACAGATTTGGTGGAAGCATTAGCTGGTAACACGACTATTGCTGATGTTCCATTACTTGAAGGAGAGTATATTCTTAAATTCCAAGATGATGGCGGTAGATTCAGTAATGGTGAAGCAAGTGTAATTATAGATTTACCAGATACAGTTGATGATAAATTAATTCAAACAAGAAGAGAAGATTTAGACGTTCCAAAGTTTCAAGGGATAAAAACAGATGTTGCTTTCGATGCAACAACAAATTCTCTTAACTTAATTGGTGGCGGTTTATTTGATGATATTGGTGGAAGTATTACAGGAACATTTGATGATGTAGGTTCTATTGATGATCTTGGCGGTATCAAGCCATTTGGTACTTATGAATTTGGTGGAACGGCAGGAGGAACTTTCTTAGATTTAGGAGATGTATTTACACTGGATTTAAAACGTCATTTCCTAACTGAAGCGTTTTTCCCCTCAAACTTATTAGATTCAAGAAAGTTAGCATTTCCTACTACTGGTACTTTTGATGGAGATGTGGCAACTGAAGTTAATGCTGAGATGTTAGTTGCGGTTACTCAAGATGATCCTAATAGTGGATCTCCTACCTATAAACCATTTCAGACTTTTGCAAATGGAAGATATAAAGGCAGGGGTTTTAAATTCAAAGTTAATTTAACAAGTAAAGATCCTGACCAAGATATTAGGGTATTTCAGTTAGGTTATACAGCCTCTATGGAGCAAAGAACTGAGCAAAGTCCTTCAACTACAGCAAGTGGAGCAGGAGCAAAAGCAGTTACGTTCCAACATCCTTTCTTTGTCGGCACTGCTAATACTGAAGGTGGAGCAAATAGTATATTGCCTTCAGTTGGTATTACTGCACAAAATATGCAATCTGGAGATTTTTTTGAAATATCAAATGTTACTGGAACGGGTTTTACTGTTCATTTCAAAAATTCATCAAATGCTTCAGTTGATAGAAATTTCACCTATCAAGCTGTCGGATTTGGTAAAGCAAGTTAGAATAGGTTCAATGTTACTTTTTTAAATGGCTAGACCAGGATCTACTACCAGCGAAACAGGTAATAATTATAATACCGCCAACGGAACGGGTGCTGCGGTTCGTGCAAAGATCAATGAAATATTTACAGCCTTAAGAACATTAAGTGCTGGAAGTAACGATCCAACAGGAGCAGCAAATATAGCTCAGTATCAGCCTCATATAAATACTTCTACTAACGAATTAAAAATAGCAACGGCAGTTTCAAATGATGCAGCAACTTATGTTGTTTTAGGAAAAATAAACGAAGCAAATTTTGGCCATGTTGTAGCAGCAAGTCCTACAATGACAGGCGATGTTACGATGTCATCTACTGGATTTTTAAAAATACCTGTTGGTAATAATGCACAACAACCTGGTCAATCTGGAGCACCAGCAGCAGCAGCAGGACAATTCAGATACAATTCTGATTTAGGACAATTTGAAGGTTATACAACTTCTTGGGGTGCTATCGGTGGAGGCGGTGGGGCTACTGGTGGAGGAACTGAAGCTATTTTTCACGAAAATGAGAATCAGATGGATCAAGACTATACAATCGGAGATGGAACGTCTAATATAAATGCAGGAGTTTTTGGTCCATTAACCATTAACGCAGTTCTTACAATCCCTGCTGGTTCAGTAGTCTCTATCGTCTAATTATGGCTCTATCTCTTAACGGAACAACTGGTGTAAGCGGAATTGATGGGTCAGCTTCTGCTCCAGCATTACAGGGAACAGATAATAATACAGGAATAAATTTTGCATCAGATACTGTCAATATCAATACAGGTGGCTCAACAAGAGCAACAGTTAAATCTGATGGTTGCTTGGCAATAGGTACTACAACGTCTGCTGGTCTTTTACATTCTGCTGGAACGTCTTATTTTGGTGCGGATGCCAATGGAAAAGTATATGCTCTTAGTTCTGGATCAGAAGCAAGGATTGGTGCTGGAGGTATTTCTTCAGTAACGAATATTCCATTGACTTTTTATACAGCAGATGGTGGTTCAAATAATGAAAATATGCGTATAGCTGCCAATAGAAACGTATTAATTCATTGTACAAGTTCCTCAGGAAGTAGCGGAAGAATTTATACCAACAGAGGAGATGCTAACCAGACAGTCCTTGAAGTAAATCAAAATAATGGTAGTGGTTCAGAAATGATTACCTTCCGTGCTTCTGGATCACAACTTGGAACTATTCATCAAAGTGGTTCAAGTGGTGTGAGTTATCAAAGTAATTCTGATTATAGATTGAAAGAAAATGATGTTGTTATATCAGATGGTATTACAAGACTTAAGCAGTTAAGACCTATTAGATTCAACTGGAAAGCAGATACAAGTACAGTTGTTGATGGATTCTTTGCACATGAAGTTTCTCCTGTAGTTCCAGAAGCAGTAAGAGGTAATAAAGATGAAGTATTTGATACTGATGGAGTAGGTACACAAGTAAAAGGTGGACCAAAGTATCAACAATTAGAACAATCTAAACTTGTACCTTTACTTACGGCTGCATTACAGGAAGCTGTTGCTAAAATTGAAGTATTGGAGACAAAAGTAGCTGCATTGGAGGCTGGATAAATGGCTGCAAAGATTAAGTTAAATGCAACATCAGGTGGTGGGTCAGTAAGCCTAAAAGCACCTTCATCAACTACAAGTAATGCTAATATTGAATTACAGTTACCTGTAGCAGATGGTACAAATGGTCAAGTATTAAAAACAAATGGTTCTGGCGTTTTAAGTTTTGGTGCTGATACTGGGGGAAAAATTTTGCAAGTAGTTCAAAATGCACCATATACAGGTAGTAACACAGATTTTGATACAACAAATACTTCTGCTCAACACATTACTGCTTTAGATACATCAATAACTCCGACTGCTGCTGGTAGCAAGTTATTTGTGATGATGAATCTTAGAACACAAAATGATTATAGTTCTGATGCAAATGGTAGACATACTGTTAACATGGCACGAACCATAGGTGGAGGGTCTTTAAGTAGCACTATAATTCAAGGATTTAATGGTATTTATGGTTACAGTGGAAGCAGTAGAAATAATTATTTGAATCATGCAATGACTTATTTAGACGATCCTTCATATTCTTTAGGACAAGCAATAGTATATAAATTTTATCTTGCCAGTGATACGTCAAATAATACAGCAAGAGTTTACCTTAGTAGCACTAGCGGACCAAGAAGCCAAATTACAATATTTGAGGTAGCAGCATGATATATACAAAGAAACAGGCAATAAAATATTTAGCACCAGGTAAAATGTGGAGTTGGTATGGTGATGACTATTCTGGTTTAACATGGCAAGATTCTGGTACAGCACCAACTGAATCTGAAATTGATGCTGAAGTTACAAGATTAAATAATGCAGAATCTATGAGGCTATTAAGAGTAGAAAGAGATAGCAAGTTAGCAAAAACTGATTGGGTAGTGCTTACTGATTCTCCTTTAAGCACAAGTAAAAAGACAGAATGGAAAACCTATCGTCAAAGTTTGCGTGATCTTCCAGCAAGTTCATCGCCAACACTAGATTCTGATGGTAATTTAAATATGTCATCTGTTACTTTCCCTACTGAACCTAGTTAATTATGTCAGAAATTAAAGTAAATTCGATAAAAGGGGTAGGAGCATCAACGGCTGCTATTACTGTCAATAATACTGATGGAACGTGTACTGCCAATGTTACTAATAACTTAAGCAATAGAAACAAGGTCATAAATGGCAGTATGGTTTGTAGTCAGAGGGGTGCAACATTTTCTCCTGATAATACAGAACAACCTTACACGTTAGATAGATTTCAGCACGTTGCTACAGGTGGTGCTGATGGAGATTGTACTGTTACTCAATCAACAGATACCCCAAATGAGTTTAAAAATTCGTACAAAGTTACACCTGATGCAACTAACACACCAACTGGTGGCGGTAATGTCGTGATAAGACATAAGATAGAAGGGCAAAATTTACAAGATTTCGCTTACGGTACATCATCTGCAAAATCTTTAAGTGTCTCTTTCTATGCAAAAACAGGTACAGAAAATAGTGGAGATCAATATACTCTTTGTATGTTTTATTTTCGTAGTGATGGCACAGGAAAAACTGTAACTGTTGCTTTTTCTCCAACATCAACATGGCAACGATTTAGTTTTACGTTTGCTGGCGATACTGATGCTTCTTATGGTATTAGAAATGATAATCTAGAGGGTTTATCAATTATGTGGGTATTAGCTTCTGGACCTAACGATATAATGGCAGCAAAATCCACTTGGGAAGCTGACGGAGCATATTTCAGAGCAGTTACAGGTCAAAATAATTTTATGGATAATACAAATAATGAGTTTTATTTAACAGGAGTTCAATTAGAAGTAGGCAGCGTGGCAACAGATTTTGAGCATAGGTCATTCGCACAGGAGCTTGCTTTATGCCAGAGGTATTTCTATATGCATGCTAGTGGTGCTTTTCCTTTATCTAATACTGATCGTTGCCCTATAGGACATGGCTATGGTTATACTTCAACAGACGGATACGTATTTGTGACTTATCCAGTTCAAATGAGAACAAATCCATCATTGTATAAAGTTGTCGGTACTGATTATTTTAACTTTGCATATAGCAACAATAATGCTTACCCAAATAATATACTTGCTAATAGAGTATCAAACCAAGTCTGTGAACTAAATTTTTATGACGGTGCTTCATGGGGGCAAAATGATGGAGGTATGTTTAGAACATATAATACTGCTACTAGAATAGGTTTTAATGCGGAGCTTTAATTATGGCATTTCCTACTAATCCAATTTACAAACTTTATAAAGAACGTGTGGGAGGTAAAGATCCTGACGGAAAAGTTATAGAACCACAAATAATTGGAATTACAAAATACTTAGGTAAAGAAGGTCATTACATAGATATACCTTTATGTAACGATAACACCGACTACCAAGAATATTTGGAATGGGCTAAAACTAATACAGCAGAAGAGGCTGATTAATTAACTTTTTCGTGCATTTGTCTAGTCATCATTCCACCTATTAGGTATAGTGGAGCCAAGCCTACGATTAAAAATAGCACCATTAAAGACATTGGAGCTAGGGCTTTAATAAACGCTTCTTTCCACATATGTTTCAAAAAATTGCAAATGTTTTGAGTATCATCTCATTCATAATGGTAGCTTCCATGAGTGGTGGAGCGTACTTTGGTTACAAGTATGTAACTTCAGAGCAGTTTAAAACAAGAGTTATGAATGAAATTCTTGGAAATGTTCAAGGAATGATGCCAAAAGTATTAGAAAAAGGATTACCTGATCTTACTGGCCCATCTTTACCAATACCACCGACAATGGGTGAATCACAAAGATGAACTGTTGGCACTGTAAAACTGAACTGATCTGGGGTGCTGATGCTGATATAGAGGAAGATTTTCAACCTGTTCTATATCAAGAATATTCAATGGTTAGTAACTTTTCTTGTCCCAAATGCGACTCATATGTAGAAGTCTATAAAAGAAGAGATGCCTACGATTGAAATACCTGATATTCAAATTCGTGAGATATACGTTCCAGACGTTCCAGAAATCTATAGCCCACATTATATAACTATTACAAAGCCACCTGATATAGATGTTCCTGGTTGTACTTATCAACATCGAGACATAAAGAATACTGGTAATCGTAACTTATTATTAGATGATCCTAATGGAGTATATACAACGTGCGATGTACCATTTCCTAGTTTCATTCCTCTTGACTATACACCTGAAAATCTTGTCATTACAGAAGAACTACCCGTTAACAATGAAACCCCACCCTTACCAGAATCAACGACTCCAGAGATACCAGAAATACCAAAAGAAAAGGATATTGAATTAGAGCCTTGCCCTGGTAAAAATAATCAAAGGGTTGGAGACTTTCGTAACGAAAAACGATTGGAACGTGTCATTGGGCATAAAAGAGGGGAAGATGGAATTGAATGTATAACTCTCTATGAAAGTGTTCCATTTAAAGATCAGTACATTCCAGAAGTTTCTACTATTGTATCTACTGCTGTTATTGGCTTGGTCGCTGCCAGTAGTCCACTTCTTCTTAACGCAGTAAAACCATTAGTGAAACAAATCGTAAAAAGGCTTACAAAGAAGAAAGATAAGGTAGAATAGTGTTAGGCAAGTGAACACCCGTAGCTTGTCTTTAGCAACCAGACCCATTATTCAAACAGTTAAATCGGTTACTGCTCTGATGGAGCGTCAGTTGCTTTTAAGTTTATGAGTATGTGGAATAACTTGATTTGGTGGAATAGTAACAACAATATCTTCACAAGTAACAGCACTAGGAGTATTAGGTTTGAAGGTAACACCTAATTTTGCCTGTTTTGCACACATTTCCAAACGATAGAGGCTGATTTCCATTTTAGTTTTCTTTATCAATAACTTTTGAGCTTCAATATTTACTTGGGTCGCTTCATGGCAAAGGGCTGGTGATTTTCCTAGTGGAATATTTATCTGAGCAGAGATACCATAATTTAAATTGTAATTATCTTTCTCAAATCTAGGAGTCTCTTGAACGTATTTTATCTCTCCAGTATTTTCGTCATATATATTTTGCCTAGTAACGTGTTCTATTGGTCTGTTAAATGACCAAGCATCAGTTACATAAGGAGTGATTGTTAGGCTAGGAGATGCACAGACAATACCTTGACTCATACGAAAAGAAGGCATAGCTGATGGGGTTATCATCGTTGCATTATTATTTACAACACCTTGAGCATTAGAACTTGGACTTGCAACTGTAGTATTAGCTAAAACTCTTGCAGGGCAAAGTATTAAAGCTACTGCCCAAAGGTAGTTGTAGTTTCTGTTGTGGTTGTTGTATTTATTGTTCTTGTTATTGTGGTTACTGTGTCTAACCCTGGTGTAATTAGAGTTTCTTGAAGAGAAAAGGCTGAACCTGGAGTTACTACTTTCCACCTTGGAACGTCTTGTAGGCTTGGTGCTGTCCAACTAAAACTTACTCCTCCAACAGTTTGTTCTGTAAGAGTTGTAGCTGTAGGATTGATATATCCATTGAGATCGGAACTTTCAATATTATGTCCTGATGCAGAGTAGGAGTATCCTGTCCGATATTGATGGCTTGTAATGGTTTCATTTATTACTGATTCAGAGGTTGAGCTAGTCTGAGAACTGCCCGAACGAAATTGTGGAACTACAGGAACAGCAAGAGTTCTTATAGGACATAGTAGTAAAAC